AGCACCAGGATGGGCGCCTCCTGGCTGATCGAATCCTCAGGGTTGAAGTCCGAGGGCATGTGAACGAAGCACTCGCCCCACAGCGCCGGGTCTGGCGACGCACCAGAGCTGACGAACGTCCCCTTGGCTTGCCAGTGCTTGCCGGCGTGTTTCACCACCGTTCCCTGGCGGTAGTACGTGCCTGATGCGTAGGTTTTCGACGCGGCGCCACGGCGGATGGTGATTTCACCGGTTCGCAGTACACCAGAGCCAGGCAGTGGCCCGGTGCCGGATGCGGTCACCAGCAGCACTTCCTCTCCGCCGCCGGCCAGTACACGGCCAATCGCGCCGTTGCTGCGAGCCGGGTCGGTCTGGAGCACCGTGTTGCGCTGTGGCAATCTGGCGCTGGCGGTGTTGTTCAGGATCAGGCTGCAGCGCCGCTCGGCCACAGTGCGGGTGTCCACCACGCGGCGGATGTAGACGCGCCTGCCCACCACGGCATTGCCTGCGGCCTCATTGGTGCCCGACTGCAGCGGGGCGGCTGTGATGCCGATCGAGGCCGGCGCAGAGCTGCTCCAGGCGCTGCTGCTCAGCGTGGCTCGCCAGTCAGCGCCAGCAGGGTTGTCGATCCAGATCCGGGTGCCGCTGGCGAACGAATAGCCCAGGGACTGCAGCACTGCAGGATTGGTGGCGCTGCTCGGGTCGATCGCCAAGCCGTTGGTGAGCGTGATGGCTGAGCCGCTCACAGCGGCCACCACGCCCAGTTCAATGCGGCGAATGTTGGATCTTTTCTCGCTGAGATTCAGCGGCACCCGCACCCGGCCGACCGCCCAGTTTTTGTCCTTGTTGAAAGCGAAGCCTTTGTAGCCCTTCGCCAGGGCAGAGCAGCCGCCGAACGTTGAGTTGCCGCCGTTGTCGGTGATCTCCCCGCCGGAGTCCACCATCGTGACTTCAGACTGGCCAATTCCGAAGATTGAAACCTTCTGGATGTAGGCGTTGCTGATTGCCGAGATGTGCCGGGTTTGGCGTGCAGGATTGCGCCGCACATTGTCGGGCGCTGCGTTGATGTACTTCTGGTAATCCTGCGGGGTGTTGGTCAGGCTTACCCAGTTGCCGCCTTCGTAGACCTGCCAGCAGCGCATGTCGGCCTGCTGGTTGGTGCCGGTGAAGTTGGCGCACACCATGCTGCGCAGACCACTCAGCTTGTTGCCATCCCAGAACGCCCCGCACATGCCGTAGTCGGAGCGGACCGACACGTTGAAGATGTACGGGCTGGCGCCCCTGGTGGTGTCCCACTGCGAGTTGGGCGCCTGGCTCTGATCGATCGGGCCGACGATCTCATACTCACTGGCGCGGGCTGCCAACAAGGCGCTGCCCAAGTTGGCGCCAGTGCCAACGGTGGATTGGATCTTGGCGTAGAACGTATCAAGCTCGGTCTTACTGGCGGGGTGGAACACGTCCAGCAGGTGGACAGATTCGGTATGCCCGATCTTGTCCATTGCGGTGTAGTCGAAGAAGAATCCCGTGCCCGAGACCTTCAGGATGCTGCGGCGGTTGCTGTAGTCCGCGCCCTCATCCGCCACCGCCGGCACCCAATTCGGGCGGATGGTGGTCTTGCGCAAGTCCAGCCCGCGCATCGAACACCCACGCGGCAGCAGCACGCCGCCAGTCGAGGGGTTGAATGCGATCAGCTCGGCCGGGGTCGGATCCTTCGCCGTGCCCCAGCTCGCCAGGCTGGTAGACCCGCTGCCGGGATCGTTCAGGGCGATGTGGACACCACCGCTGAGCACGATCGTCACGCAGTCCACGTGCGCCCGTGGATCGCTGTAGGTGTACCAGCTTTTGCTGGTGATGATCGCCGCCTCGATCGCGGCGCGGTTGATGGTGCGGAAGGGCCGCGCTGAGGTGTATCCACACTCCAGGCGCTGCAGCTCAATCCGCTTCAGCTTCTGCTGGATGATCTCCGCATCGGTTGCGCCGGCTTCGTGGCTGTTGTAGGCGCCGCCAACGAATCGGTCTGAGCCTATGTACGGATCAACGTAGAGGGTGAATGGTGCATTCAGGGGGTCAGCAACCGCAAGCGCACCCGCCACCACCCGAGCATTGCCGCCCAGCTGGCGGAGCATGTCGATCAGGACGGCGATCTGCCCCTTTGCCTCCGCCTGGCTGGCAGCCACGTCAAGGGCGCCGCTTTGCCCTGCCCGCTGCAGCTGGCTCATCTGGTTACGGCGGCTCGATTCCTGCCCTCAGGCTATGGAGCCTCCTTTGCCAGCCTGATCTGGCCGGTCGCCACGAACTGCGCTGAGATCAGGATCACGTCGGTGGCGCTGGTGTTCACTGCCGTCTTGCCCAGCAGGATGTCGGTTTCGTAGAAGATCCGCTCTCGCACGTGGGTGGCCACGTTGCTAGTCCGCTGATCCACCAGCTGGAACCGAGCGCGGGCCTTGCTGCCCTGGCTGGTGAGCATCATTAGCCGGAGCATTCCTAGGCCGCTCTGCTCCCCTACTACGCGGCTGTGATCCATCTCCCCGTTGAACGATCCAGCGCCGCGCAAGGCACCCTTGGCGTACTCACCGAACGCCTGGCCGATCGCTTCCTGGTCCAACTGGGCCGCGTCCATCTCGAACACCCACCCGGTCAGATCGCACTGCATCAGCCAGCCGCGAGCCTCTGCATCCGCTGCCGTGTCGGCCAGCACCTGCGGCACCGGTGCCAGGTTCTGGGCCGGCTGCTCACCATCGGTGATCTCCGCGTCGCCGATCGCCTGCAGCAGGGCCAGCGCTGCGGCCTCGTATCCGGAGCGGCTGGAGGCCGGCAGGATCAGCATTGGGCCGGGTGAGACATTGCGCAGCGGGATTAGGCCCTGGCTGCCGCCATTGATCGCGTCGAGCTCGGTGGAGTAGAACCGCACATCGTCCATCTCATCGCGGTGGATGTAGGCCGTCGCGGCCTGCTGAAACCCGACCGTCTGCGCCGACTCCCAGAACCGCGCCGATGGGTTGGCACTCCAGAACCCGCCACCCGCCGTCCGTGCTGCCAGGGCGGGCCCTACGGCAGTCTCGCCACCAGTCCAGAACGCATGGCCATCGGGGCAGGGCGCCGCGCCGTTGATGCCGATCCCGAGCGGCACGCCGCGCAGGCTCACCAGCAGCACCTCATCGCCCGACTGGAACGCCAGATCGGTCAGGTCCAGCGATGGTGATGTGCCGCGCTGCAGCCGCTGATCCGCCAGCACTGTGGGCGCCGGCCATTCCCGGCTCAGTTCAACTATCCCCTTGCGGCCTTCGACAGCCATCAGAACGCCTTGCTGGGCTTGCCGCTGATCACGAACGAGATGCTCACCTGGGTGTTGTCGCCCACGCTGGTGGCGATGCCTTGCGAATTGATCAGCGCCGGGCCAGAGATGGACTTGCTGCCGCCCTTGTAGATCGTCATTACCAGATCATCAGGCGTCTCACCATCATCGAAGATCCGATTCATCAGGTTCACCGTGGCCTGATCGTCGGATTTGTAGAGCAGCGTGGCCGATCCGCTGGTGGTGCGTTTGCCGTAGCTGAAGGTATCGTCCAGCTCGCCGACGCCGGTCGTCTCCAACGTCTGCCGCTGGGTTTCCATGCTGATGCTGCGAATCTTGGCCACCTTCTGGCCCTGGAATCGCACCTCACCGTGCGTTGCGTTGGCGACAGTCATTGGGAGGCCTCGACCTTTGCCTACAGTCTAAGTTCCGCTCTGAATGTGCACCGGCAGGTGATCCGCCGGCCGCCCTGCATACGGCTGCCCTCAGGTGGGCTGGCCCAATACCACTTCAGGCCAGGGCCGGGGTTGAACAGGTCCACGTCGGTGAGATTCTTGCCAACGATCGCAGGGAACGTCACGTCGAACACCTTGCCCCGTGCTGCCGTGTGCGCCGCTTTGATCAGCGCATAGGCCGCCTGGGTGATGTTGGCGAACTCCAGGGTCATCGGCGCATCGCTGGCGCGGTCGCCCCACTGACGCACCGACCGCACGCCGGACTGTGAGCGCATCTCGGTTACGGGCCAGTCCGGCTCGCCAAACTCGTGGCCGGTGGGTTGGATCTCGGGGAACTGAACCGTCATTGGATCACCCACGCGCCTGCTGTATCCCAG